CCGTAACTGCTGCCGCCACCAAAGTAGGCAAGACGGCATCGCATATCATTTGGCTGTTTGAGCAGGCGTTACGGGTAGGCGAAAATCAATCGGTTTGGTGGGTTGCGCCCGTTTATCAGCAGGCAGAAATAGCGTTTAACCGGATGCGGACGCAGGTAACAGACAAATCATTTTTCAAAGTGAACGAGAGTAAGTTACGCCTGACCACGCCAAGCGGTTCAATTATACAATTTAAGTCAGCAGAAAAGCCGGACAACCTTTATGGGGATGATGTTTACGCAGCCGTGTTTGACGAGTTCACAAGAGCGCGTGAGGAAGCGTGGTTTGCCCTGCGTTCAACCCTGACCAAAACAGAAGCGCAATGCAAGTTGATTGGCAATGTAAAGGGCAAAAAGAACTGGGGCTACAAGTTAGCCGAACGGGCGCGGATGGGTGAGCCGGGATATGAATTTCACAAGATTAGTGCATACGACGGGGTGAACGCTGGCATCCTATCCTTTGACGAAGTGGAGCAGGCAAAACGCGACCTACCTACGCACATATTTTCAGAGTTATATTTAGCCGAGCCAACCGAAGACGGCAGCAACCCGTTTGGATTGTCACACATTCAGCAGTGCATTCGACCCCTATCCGGTAAACCCGTGGAATGGTACGGCATCGACCTTGCCAAATACACCGACTGGACTGTGATAATAGGGTTGGATGCTGATTACAATGTCGCACACTTCGACCGCTTTCAAATGGATTGGGCGCAAACAGAGCAAAAAATCATTCAGTTGGTAGGGCAGACACCCGCAGCGATTGACAGCACCGGAGTAGGCGACCCGATAGTTGAGAAAATACAACGGGTTTGCCCGCGTGTTACCGGGGTGAAGTTCACATCTATTTCAAAGCAGCAAATGATGGAGCAGCTGACAGCCGATGTTCATGCCGGGGCGATTGGTTTCCCGGAGGGCATAATTGCAGACGAGATGCGGAACTTTGAATTTGAACACACTCAAACGGGAATGCGCTATTCTGCCCCGGCAGGGTTACACGATGATGCAGTGTGCGCCCTTGCCCTTGCCCGGCATTGCAGCCAACGGAATAAAAAGGGCGTGTTTTATGTGATATAAACTGTAAAGTAAAAACCCCTAAATTTGCAAAATGAAACTACCGAAAAGTTGGAATGACATCACAATCGGGCAATTTCAGCAGCTGCAAAAGTTGACTGAACCAACGCTTGATAACCAAATCAAAACGCTGTCCATTCTATCGGGCAAAACCACCGATGAAATTGAAGACTTGCCGATTGTAGAAATGGAACGGCAACTCACCCGGCTTGACTTTATGTCTGAACTTCCCACCGCAAAAAACCTGACCGCTTTTCATTCAGGCAATTATGTGTACCGATTTGCCGCCAACCAGCACCAACTTACAGCCGGGCAGTTTATCACGGTTCAGGACTTGTTTGCCGGGGGTAATTGGATTGACAATTTGCACAAAATCATGGCAGCGTTGTGTGTGCCTTACCGGATTATGCTACCCAAGCGAATGGAATTAAAGGCAGTTGACTTTGAACCCACCGCAGAGTTGTTTCAAAAGAAAATGCCTATCTCATTGGCATACGCTTACACGCTTTTTTTTTCGACTTGCTTGCCCGAATTACTGGCAGCTACCCAAGTATTTTTGGAAGCCGAGGCGAAGGAGTTGAAGAAGACAGCCGCAAGCGCGAAAGGGCAGGGCTGATTTGGTTGAAGGTAGTTGACACGCTGGCAGGTGGCGACCGCACCAAATATGATTTCTTTTTTGATATGTCGGTTGTGGAATTTCTGAACGCATACTCACTTGAAAATGAAAAGGCACGGCAACGCAGCGAACGACTGAACCAAGCGGCAAGCGATGCCAAACGAGCAAAAGACGGCAATGTTTATGTGATTGCCTTGCTTTCGGAAATACTGAATAAGTAGTATATTTGTGAAGCCACGCTGCATACCATAAGAACTGCACGGTGGATTGTAGTCAAACACGGGAATAGCCAAAGGCATAACCGATATTGGCAGCCCCTGCAAAAATTATTTGGCCAATAAAAAACTGGCAGGGGTGTACAATTTTTTGTATATTTGCACCCAGTAAGGCACAGGCTTTTATAAATTGGCCTGCATTGAGCGGTGACGCGCGAGATACCTAAATAGTCATTTCGGGTTTTCATAGTGATTGGGGGGTTCGCCCCCCTTTTTTATTGGGTACATTTTAAGATGTGGGAATTACCAAAAATCAACTGAACGCAATCAATTCCGGGGCGTTGGCTAAAATCGGGCAGAACGCAGAAGACCCAAGTTTTAAAGCAACAAACCTACTCGAAGAAATCCTGCTGGGCGTTGCAAAGGAATTGACCGACGCTTTGCGCGAAGACATTTTGAAAAAGAATGTTAAGGCAAGCGGCAACCTCATTCAGTCCTTTGACGCGTCAAATGTTTACAAAGTAGCCAACGGAGTTACAGCCGAAATAAGGGCAGCGGATTATTGGTATTATGTTGACCAAGGCAGGGGTGCAACAAAAAAAGGACATCAAGGCGGTTTGTTTCTGTGGCAAAGAATAGATGAATGGTTGCTGCAAAAAGGTATAGCAACGCCATCGGATTTTAAAAAAGAGGGTGACAGCGTAAAAGATGCCCGCGAAAATTTTGCCCGGGTCATTGCAAAAAAGATACACCGCAAAGGAACAATCAAACGCTTCGGGTATAAGGGCGCAAACTTTGTGGCAGATGTCCTGAACCAGCAGAGCATCAATGTAATTGCAGAACACTTGGGCGAAGCCTTGGGGCAGCGCATTGCAATATCCGTGAAAATGGCAGAGGGTACACCGCAAACCTAATAGGTACATTTACCTATGTGGCTATTACGATAGAAAACGAACCGGGCGACATAACGCCCGTTTACAGCGACATCACTTACACGCTGTCAAGCACCAATTCAGGGCAGACAAATTTCAAATTTGTGGCAGTGGTCAAGAACGCAGCGGGAACAACATTGGCAAAACTCAAAGCCCCGGTTTATGCAGGCACAAGTTACGGGGTGTTTAACCTCACTCGCATTCTGCAAAACTATGTGACATTTGATTTCACGCAGGCAACCTTACACCCGGGCAAATGCACCAACTCATTTATCGCTTATTCTGTGGAGTTTGGCGAAGAATACGGGGGAACTGAATACCTGAACCTAACCAGCGACACGGGCAAATATGCGTGGAACGCGCTATTCTCAAAATGGGATAGCGAACTAATCAGCGATTATCAAATAAACACATTCCCAAGCACATCAGTTAAATTTCTGACCACAATTAGACGCAGACGAGTTACCCGGGCGCAGTACGATTACCTTTATTTTTTACGCGGTGGCGGTGGCATCCCTGACCGCATTGAAGTGGTGGCATACAACGCAGCAGGCAGCACAACAACAAGCCAAATAAAGCAGACATTCAACACATCGGCAAAGGATGAATATCTTTTGAGAGTGGCAGCAGGCGTGGTAAACCTTAACCAAATCGCAGCGGCAAATCTTTACAGCGGAACAGCTGGTTCGATTGTTCCGGTGGGGACTGTCTATTATACTATACAAGCGAAGTATATCAGCGATGCAGGAACGGAAGCCTATCGTTTTGACATCGTAGAAGAATGCAGCAAATATTCGCACCGGGTGTTGTACTTCCTGAACCGATTGGGTGGTTTTGAAACGCTGCGATGTTCAATGCTTAACCGCGACACCTATACAATAGACCGCAAACAATTAAAACGAAATACCTATGGCTTCACCGGAACGCAATACGGACGCGACACCGCAGCCCACGGCATCGCAAGTTACGCAACAACCAAATCGCGCAAAGTAATCCTAAACACGGATTTCCTGAATGAATTGGAGTGGCAATGGGTTGACGAATTAATCAGCAGCCCGGTTGTTTATCTTGACGGGAATATCCCCGTGAACATTACCAACACCCAAGTCGAAGTGTTTGACCTCAATGACGGCCCGCAACAGCTTCGCATCGAAGTTGAATACACCGAACCCGAAATCCTGCAAAATATATGAACAATGTGCGTTTAGAATGTGGTGGTCAGGTAATCGACTTGCCGACCGATTTCGGGATTTTAATTAATAAGTCAATCGCGGACATACGGGAGCCTGAAAGCAGGTCATCGGATTGGAGTAAAACCTTTACGCTACCAGGCACGAAGCGGAATAACAAGCTGTTTACGCATCTGTTTGACCTGAATTTGTCAATCCGCAACACCACCGCAACCAATTTTACCCCCGATTTTAACCCTAATTTAAAGGCAACGGCATCGCT